TTGCACCATTTAAACTTGTTCCTGTTAATCAGCTTGCTGATATTGCTGATAAATTTACAAGAAACGAAATCATGTCTTCTAATGAAATGCGCGCTATTATTGGTCTGAAGCCTTCGGATCAGCCCGGCGCGGATGAATTACGTAATAAGAATCTTAATCGAGAGGATAGCGGATCGCCATTAGTTGAAGAAACAACAGACGTTTCTTTAGAGAATGTTCCGCTAAGCCAATTGAAATAACAGCGGAGGAGAAAAATCAAAATGGAAGAAAAATATCATTTTGGTGGATGGGCTACTAAAAACGATGTCCGTTGCTCCGATGGAAGAACGATAAAAAGAGATGCTTTTAAAGTACAGGACGGAACCAAAGTTCCTCTTGTATGGCAGCATCAGCATGATAGTCCTGAAAATGTTATAGGGCATTGCTGGCTTTATAACAGACCTGAAGGTGTTTATGCTAAAGGTGTTTTTAACGATACAGAGAAAGGCCAAGTTGCTAAGACTTTGGTTAAAAACGGAGATTTGAACGCTCTTTCTATATTTGCTAATCAGCTTATGCAGAAAGGCGGAGACGTTCTTCATGGAACAATTCGTGAAGTTAGCCTTGTAATTTCTGGCGCCAATCCTGAAGCGTTGATTGATACTGTCGATCTTGCGCATTCTCAGGAATTTGGCGAAGAAACTAAATTCATTCTTTTGAATGATGATTGTCTTATAGACGAAAAAACAGACTCCATAGAAGAGGAGAATAGTATGGAAAAAGAAATACAGCATGCTGATAAAAGTTCTGATAAGACTGTTGGCGAAGTTTTTGATACTTTAAATGAAGATCAGAAACTTGCTGTCTATGCTATTTTAACAGAACTTATAGATGAAGGTGAAGAATCTGAATCTGAGGGTGAAATATCCCAATCAGCAGAAGAAAACAATGAAGGAGAAGATACAATGAAAACAAATGTATTCGATGAAGCTACCAAGAAATCCGATACCCTTCAGCACGATGCGTTTTTTGCAGATGTCTTGAAGGATGCTAGAGAGAACAAAGCAAGTTCTCTCAAAGAAATATTCCTTGCTCATGCCGCTGATTACGGTATACAGAACATTGAAGCTCTGTTTCCTGAGGCGAAGAGCGTTACAGGTAATGCTCCTGAAATAATTGACAGAGACCAGTCTTGGGTAAGAGGATTCCTCGCAGGAACCAAAAAGTCTCCGTTCAGCAGAATCAAATCTACGACCGCTGACATAACTGCGACAGAAGCTCGTGCAAAGGGCTATCTGAAAACCAATATGAAGACCGAGCAGTTCTTCGGCGTAGCACGTCGTGTAACTGGACCGACAACGATATACAAGAAACAGAAAATCGACCGCGATGACATGATCGACATAGTCGATTTCGACGTTGTTATGTTCATGAGAAACGAAATGAGAGGCAAACTCGATGAGGAAATAGCTCGTGCTTCCCTTATAGGTGACGGCAGAGCTGTTGACAGCCCCGACAAGATCGATCCCACCTGCATTCGTCCGATACTCACCGATGCAGACTTTTATACAATGAAGAGAAAGCTCAGCCTTGCTTCTTCAGCGTTCTCAGGCCTTACAACCGCTCTTACATGGGAAGGAACGACCACAGAAACTGGCGATGAAGGAACTGCAGTCATAACTCCTGGCGATCAGACTCTTGAAGAAATCGCGAACTTCATGGTCGATTACAGAGGAACAGGCACTCCGAATCTTTACACAACAAAGAGAGTTGTTACAAAGCTTCTGTGGCAGCGTGATGCCAATGGTCGTAGACTTTATATGTCTAAGAGAGAGCTTGCAGATGCTATGGGCCTCCGTGACATTATCGAAGTTGAGCCGATGGAAGAGCTTGACACTGTATTCGGCATAATTGTCAATCCTACTGACTATTGCCATGGAACCGATAAAGGCGGCCAGGTTTCTATGTTCGATGACTTCGACATAGATTACAACCAGTACAAATATCTGATCGAAACCAGACTTTCGGGCGCTCTGTATCGTCCGCAGTCCGCCATCGCGATTTATTTCGCAGACGGTGAACCTGCAACCGATGGTACCGATCCGACTTCTGTATTCGGTGAGTATACTGGCGATCCGATCTACGCTGGAGCCAACCGCAATAAGACCAAATCTGGTCAGTGGGGTGCCGATAGCCAGTACGAAAACGATAACGGCTAATAAAAAATCAAAATGGGAGTAAAATATGGCACGATTTTATGGTAAAGTAGGTTTTGGTACACCTACAGAAACAAGTCCTGGCGTGTGGATGGATGAAATAGTTGAACGTCCTTACTATGGTACAGAAACTCGTGTCATTGCTCGCCAAGAACCAGCAGATAAAGTTAATAACGACTTAGCGCTGAATAATGAAATCAGCATTATTGCAGATACGTATGCTTATTCTCACTATTCTGAGATTAAGTACGTAATAGTCATGGGCGTGAAATGGGGAGTAACCGCAGTCCGCGTGGATCGCCCACGACTTATCTTAAATATCGGTAAGGTTTGGAGGGAAGATACTGATGGCGAGTCGTCTGAGTCTACATAATGAACTTCTTCAGTTCGAAGATCATGTATACTTCCAGCCTCCGGAATCTATAAAGCTTGTTTATCCTTGTATTATATATGAACGTTCATCCGGTTTGTCGGAGTATGCCGATAATAAGACATATGCCTACAGGCAAGCATATAATATAATGAGAGTAAGCAAAGATCCTGATAGCGAAGATAAAATTAAGCAAATGCTGTTTTATTTTCCAATGAGTCGTTTTAACACACATTACACAAAAAATAATCTCAATCACGATGTAATCGTAATATATTACTAAAGGAGTAAATACTATGGCTAAACTTACATGGGATGGAATTGGTCAGAAACTGTTTGAAGCTGGCGTAGATCACGTTGCGCTCTTTGTACAGAAAGACACGATAACCAATGACGGCGCTACTGGCGCAGATATATATGAAACAGGTGTTGCCTGGAACGGCGTTACAGGTATAACCGAAAACAGAGAAGGCGGCGAGCCTCAGGAGCAGTGGGCGGATAATATCAAGTATATAAGTCTGCTTTCGCCTGAAGACTTCGGTCTTACAATAGAAGCGTTTACGTATCCTGATGAATTCATGGTATGCGACGGTTCAAAAGTTATAACAAACGGAACTCCCGCTGCGGACATTGGTCTCAGAATCGGTATGCAGAAGAGAAAACCGTTCGCTCTGGTTTACAGAACTAAGATCGGTTCTGATACAGATGACCTTGATCATGGTTACAAACTTCATATCGTTTATGGTTGCAAAGCGCAGCCTTCCGAAAGAGGATATGAAACGATTAATGACAGTCCTGAAGGCATGACGTTTTCTTGGGAAGTCACGACGACGCCGATTGATCCGAATAACACAACGGCGGGCCTTACTGGTCTGAAACCGACGGCATTTGTAGAACTTGATTCTACAGTTGTCGCTTCTGCAAAGATGACCGCTATAGAAAACAAACTCTTCGGTACAGATGGTCAGAGCGGTACATCGCCGACCATGATGCTTCCGTACGAAATTCACACGATGATTACTACATAATTCGGCGGCGTAAACACAAAAAATCAAAATGGGAGTAGATTTGAAATATAGTCTACTCCCTAATTTATTTATAATATTTTTAAAAAGGAGAATTCAAATTATGTATACCAAGAAAATCACCTATACCGATTATAACGGTAATGAAAAGACAGAGACTGCATATTTTAATCTGACGAAAAGAGAGCTTATCCAGCTTCAGAACTCAGTTGAGGGCGGTCTCGATAAAGCTATAAATAAAATCAATGAAAGTGGCGATCAGCTTAAAATATTCGCCCTTTTCGATAAACTCGTTCTTGCTGCTTACGGTAAGAAATCTGACGATGGCTCTAAGTTCATCAAGAACGCTGAGGTTACAGAGGACTTTGTAAGTTCTGCCGCGTATGATGCACTCTTTGACGAAATGACGAGCAATCCGAACCTGATCAAAGACTTCTTTATAGGCGTTGTGCCTGCTGACATGAAGGACAATCTGGCTTCGGAATTAAATAAAGAAGAAAATAAGTAATCATGCTGACATTGACGATCCCATCCATAGAAATTATCGACGAAGATACTAGCGAGATTCGTACTATCAACGGGGCGACAATTCAGTTAGAGCACTCTTTAGTTTCTGTGAGCAAATGGGAATCCAAGTGGCATGTTCCGTTTCTGGCAAAAGAGAAGAAAACTTCTGAACAGTTAAGGAGTTATGTTCAGTGTATGACAATAACTCAGAATGTCAATCCTGCTATTTACCATAATCTTTCTGAAGAGAATGTAAAGGAAATTCAGGCCTATATTGACGATCCTCATTCTGCGACAAAGTTTTCAAACTTCGCACCGAAGGGTAGTGGCAGAGGAAAGCGGGAAGTCATGACTTCCGAGTTAATATACTATTATATGTCAGCTCTTAACATACCCTTCGAATGCCAGAAGTGGAATTTCAATAGATTAATGAATTTACTACACATAGCTTCGCTTAAACAGGATCCTAAGGGTGGCAAAAAGATGTCGAGAAAAGAAATCTATGCTCAGAATTCTAGATTAAACGAAGCTCGAAGAGCTGCTCTGGGCACAAAAGGATAAAAAATCAAAATGAGAGGTATTTTATTATGAGTGAAGAATTCGAAACTCCAAGAAGCAGGGTTGAAGCTATCCTGCAGAATATGCTCGGTGCTGAAAATGTTTTGCCGCCTCCTCAGAGCAGAATCGAATATTACTTGCAGAAGATTTTGGAAGAATTCGGCAATTTAACCACTTTTAAAGTCTTCAATCCTGACTGGGTTACAGATTCAACAACGGCGGCTTTTTGCGCTTCTGTAAATTCAGATCCTGAGGCTGTTGCAGGAATAGCATTTTTAGGAGAACTTACTTGCTCTGACTTGCCGTTCAATGGAAATGCTGATGCAGTAGTTGAAATCATTGACGGGACAGGAACAAGTGGAAAAGTAATTCACATTGTTATTACAAGCGGCAATATCTCTCCATATCGTTGGGAGTATACCTATTGGAATGACGGTTTAAATGTAAGCGGTTGGATTGCGTACGCTACAACCGATATAGTAAAGGCAAATCCTTCTCCCGCTGGTTCTACTTCGTTAACAGGAATAGAAATAGCCGGCGTAAAATATATAATCCCAACAGAACTTCCCGCAGTAACATCTGTAGATGAAGGAAAATTTGCTAGAGTCAACGCGCAAGGCGTTTGGATAGCAGCTACTGTCCCTTCTGCTGAGAATCAATCGTTTTGAGGTGAACCATGGCAGATTTATTAGTAAAAGATACTTCATTAGCTGCGGTAGCTAATGCTATAAGAGCTAAAATAGGAGGAAGTTCTCCTATAAATTTCCCTGATGGTTTTGCTTCAGAAATAGGAAACCTTACTGATACTTCTGATGCAACGGCAACGGAAGATAAAATACTCTCTGGCTTTTCTGCTTATGGCGCTGCAGGAACAAAGCTCAACGGCAATATACCTTCTCAGGCGGCGCAAACTATAACACCTACTTCACAAGATCAAACGATACAGGCAGGAAAATACCTTTCGGGAGCGCAAATGATAGAGGGAGTTGTATGCACAAATCTTATTCCCGAAAATGTTGCGGACGGTGTTACTGTTAAAATAGGAACAGCGACAGATGATGATAGTGTAGCCTTAGTAGTCGGTACGCATCAAGGTGGCGGTCAACAGCCTCAACTGAATGCACCTACAATAAGTGTATCCAGTAGCGGAAATCAATCTGTAATCTCGATAACAAATCCTGCATCAAACGGCAATTTTGTTGAGAAATACGGAGTATATTTAGACGGTACTTGGTCGGTTGATACGACTTCGACGTCGAATATACCGATAACGACTTTAGGCAATCACTCCGTTACGGTCAAGGCTTGCGGTACTGACTTTGAAGATAGCCCTGCAAGCAACGCAGTAACAATAAACAACTATGCAATAACCGTCACTTGCGTAGACTGTACGGCTGATGTGTCAAATCCAACATTTATTTCAAACAACGGTGCAACTGCTACACTTGTGTTTACTCCCAATACGGATTTAGAGATAAGGTCATCTTCTGTTGTGATAAGCGGTGCAAGCGTTGTATCTGTTTACAAAGATACGGGAACAGTAGTTATTGGTTCTGCAACGGCGAATGTAACAATGACAGTGACAGCGTTAGAGCCTTTAGCAGCGGCGATATTGACTGTGACAGGCTTAGGTAACGAAGACCCGACGACGGTAGTATTTACAGAATCGGGAGAGTTTGACTGGGGCTTCCCGGAGGAAACCGTTGACGGCAATATATTCATTAAAATACCGACTATGTATCGCAGAATAAATACGGTTTCAGATAATCAGATCACGTCATTTTCATTATCAAATAAACAGGCAGATGTGGATTTTGTTCCTTATCCCTGCTTCCTTGATAGCGACGGCACAACAGTTTTACCATATGTACTTATAGGCAAATACTGTTCATCATCTACATACGTAATGAATAGTGTAAACGCAACACCTGCCAGCATAACACTTGCAACTGGAAGAACAAATGCAAGAGCATTAGGAACAGGCTATCAGCTGTATGATTGGCAGATACAAAAACTGTTTGTTGATTTAGCTATGATGAAAGCAAAGACTGTTAATTTTAATGACGGCTCTCAAATGATAAGTGAATATCTTGGTATTGAACATCTTAATCAGGCAACAAGCATTGATGGCGTATATCAAGATTCTGGAAATTGGTATGCGGCAACTAATCCTTCAGATTATATATCGTCTCCATCTACAAGTCCGCCGACTGGATATAATTTATTATCTTATCCAGCACCATTATCTGGCGATCCTTTTGGTTGGGTTATGGCGTTAGGATATGATAATAGTACACCTTTTTTAAATTATCCGAGTATAGCAGGTGGAAATGCATCTAAATATTATTGCGACGCTTATGTAAATATGAATAATAATTGTCCGGTGAACACAAATATTGGTTATGGAGGAACTTCTCAAGGAAGTAGGGATGGTCTTTTCCATTGTGATGCAAATTCTCAGTGGTCA